CCCATCTCAGAGACAAAATCCGCTCCCTTCTTTTTATCAGTTTCACTAGACGACGCACCCGTTAACGACGCTGCGCTTGTTTGGGCAGCCGTGGTGGAACCTGACTTCTGCTCCCTAGGATACTTCTTGGCCCGTGACCTAGTTATGTACTCATTTTGGTACAAGTCTGTACCATATCCATAAAACTCGAGATCTTCACCTCCCGTCATATACACATTGAACCTCACAGTAGTAGGTACTGAGCCATTGGTGACCAAAGGCTGAAGCAGATACACGTAGACCATTCCATGCAACACGGCGTTGGTGGTTAGGGACCTAGTACACTCCAATTGATTTGTGAGGGCGCAATAGGGCGCTTCCAAAGTTTGTATTTGACCGCCTGCTGAAAACTCAAAAGTGTCGGTCAGCATATTGTGGCAATCGTCCATATTGGGGTGTCCAGTAGAAAACACTCTCCTATCATTCGAGTACTGTTTCACAACTAACAACTTGCAGTACTGGAAATTGGTCATAGAAGCTTGGATGTGAAACTTCAGCGACCCTCTCCAATATCTCGAAGACTCGTACAAAGCCCTTATAGGAGAGAAAAACGTCGTGGCTATAGGGCTGTTGACAACTTCAGCCATTGGCGTGATGGGATAGGCAAATAACAACGTTGAAGTTGTAGTCGTAGAGTCCACTACAAAAGTATTCAAATACGCCGGCTTGGACACCATTCTCGAGACTAACATTTCATCATTATCTGTACAAAACACGAAGTCACTAGTAATTCTATCGAACTGGGCATGAGCGTCCAACTTCTCTATTAGCGTGGGCTGATCTACGTTATTTAAAAAGTTCCTATTCGAGTAAATCATGCGCGAGTTGATGGCTGCGCTGTTGGGGTTGTGAAAACCTGTATACTCCTTCAAGAACCCTCGCGCTATATCTATAACGTCGCCAGTAATCATTTTGGCACCAATTGCCAAACCATCGAAAATCCGTGTAGGGATAGAGTACAACTGACTCAACAACGTCTCAGCCTCAAACTCCTCCGAAACACTTGTCGCGCACGAACCATCACACTCCACTTCTCCCTGACAACACAAACCTCTCTCTAAAATTCGCTTACCTTGAACGCCCTGACATTTCCCTTTACAGTTTCCAGTGCTTCTCTCGCACCTAACAACTCCACATTCGGGAACAAACTCGGCTGATGCGTTACGCGGCACATAAAAGTCAGCTTCCTTTATCACAACATGCATCGACACAGTCAAAGACGTCGTGGCCGAGGAACTGACCTCTAATGGATTCATGACCATGACGTGGATTTTCGCATAGTTAAAAGGAGTCACTGCGACATCATGATTGTCTATGTCGCTCGACGCTAACCTGGTCGCTGAATAAAACGGGACCTCCAAGCACGCTGGAGTGCTCTCGTTAGCGTTCATAAAAACGTGCGGAGCCACTAACAACTGTCCTGGAGCGAAGATCGTTCTCTCGTAGGAGCGCGGCAGCGCCGCCGCCAGCAAAATGCCTTGATGCATAGGTGTCCCTGCAACTTGAAATTGTATGCAAGCTCGCATCCTGAACATAGTTGAAGACTCGAACGGCACTTTCGCCAAATAATTGTTTAACATTAAAGTTGGGAACTCTTGTGCAAATGGTAGAGATGCGAACACCTGTGTGGTGTCCCATGTGAAGCTACCCACATAAAAGGGTTTATTTAACAACCGCGAGTAATCCATTCGCAACTCGTTAGGTACCGACGTTATTATCGGAAATTTATCATACACAACTGGTGCTTCTTCCACATCTTTTGTTTTCA